GTATCAATCAATTTATAAGGGACGAGAATTGCCCCCTTATTTTGATTTGCAAGAGACCAAATATTTGCAAAGATACTTCATTCTCAACGAAGGCGAGGTCCACGGAGCCCTAGACAAAGAGATCATAGAGTGTATTCCACACTACGTGACGAAAGGAGAACCACTGGAAGTTGCCCTCGCACAAGCTGTTTCATCATGCTTGCAAGAAGCTTTCCATTGGGGACCCGAGTACTTCGCGTTAGTGAAGAGAACCTACAACAGAGCTCTATCTGCTAAAGGTTTCAACGTTTGCTCGCTGCATTACAACGATTTACTTCGTAAGTTCTATCGTAGTGCCCCTGGCAACGTTAAGGAAGGTAAGGAGGAGGAAGACGCTGAGTTTGACTACCCCTTACACACTCATAGAGCTGTGTCCACATCACGAACACAGCCCCTCACTATGCTGGAGTACCCTATTGACTACAGCATGATCTTTAGTGAGGACGACGCTTTCGGAGAGACGTTCCCAGATGAAGATGAGATTCCGGCTATGGAGGTTATACCACAAGTACAACCCTCAGATGTTTGGCAAGCCCACAGAGATGTGTACCATGCAGAAGTTCAACGCTGCATCGACACTCTGGACTGGGATAGTTTGAGAGACGCTAATGGTGTTTTGCCCGATGCAATGCAATATGCCTATGAGTGCTTCTACGAAAGTTCACTCGAGGTTGCATATGCGAAAGCAGACCAAGCTCGCTCACAATCCCTTGCCAACTCCTTAGCCGAGGAGAGACCGTTGGAAGTCTACGCTCAGATGGAACCCGTCCAACAACAGATGGGAGGAGAAAGTACTGCCCCAAACACCACAGCTATCAACACAACTGTGTTCCAAGAGAATACTATACCCCCCCCTTCGACCCCCGAAGTTCCGTCAAACAAGTCCTCTGCTATGGGTCCCACTGACCCGTATCCTGATCAAGGACTGACCAAGCCACTATCTAGGCTGTACCCAATTTCAGTCTACACGTGGCCCTCTACTGCAGCAAAGGAAAGTCTTGTGCTCACATTAGACTTCCCTGGCGCGTTGCTCAGTATCCCGAATATTGTTGAAAACTCAACTACTTCGAGTTCTTTAGATCCCCTATCTATATAC